GCATCACAGTGCTTAGATTTGAGCGAGATTTTGAGATTGAACAGCAGATGATTGAGAAACTCAGACATGCTTCAGAGTATTATTCACAGTATTATTCACAACTCCAGGAGAAATGAAACAGACAGCAGTAGAATTTTTAGTTGAACAAATAACTAATTCAACTATGCCTGTTCGAAAAGCAATTGAACAAGCCAAAGAAATGGAGAAAGAGCAGATAATAGAGTCCTACTCAAGTGGGTATACAGATGCTTCAAATGAATATAGATTTAACAGAGAGTATTATAGTACAAAATATACTTTAAAATCAGAATAAGATGAAAACAGCAGTAGATTATATTAAGGAAAAATTAATGTGCAATGAATATTGGTATGAAAATATGACCTTTGACCAAATTTTTGAACAAGCCAAAGAAATGGAGAAAGAGCAGATTATAGCAGCTCATAAAACAGCAACTCTAGAGGCAGGATTTGAACATTCAGCAGATGACTGGGCCAATCAATACTACAATCAAACCTATAAATCAATATGAAAGTAGATCAGAGACAGATCGAGAGATATCAAAGAGATGAAAACTTTTACTATTGGGAAATTTCATTTTTACAATTTTCTAAATTACCTTTGAGTAATGAAGAGTATCATGAGGTTCATAAAGCTATCGAGGATAAGATGCAAGAGATTGAGCTTCGGAGAGTTCCTTTGGATAGCAATAATCAACATAATCAATAAACGATGGAGACAAAAGTAAACAGCGGAGCAATCTTCAAGAATGACAAGAAGACTGCCGAGAATCAGCCAGACTACAGAGGCAAGATCAATGTAGATGGCAAGGAGTGGGAGATCTCACTATGGGTAAAAGAAGGACAGAAAGCTGGTAAGTATTTCAGTGCTGCCATCAAAGAGCCATGGGTGAAGCCTGAGGAATCAGTTCCAACAGCAAAGATCACATCAATAACAGATGAAGACGATGATCTCCCATTCTGAATTAAGCGACATGATGAGGGCTTCTCTACAAGAGAGGCTCTCTTCTCGCTACAAGATCAGGCATCTGAGTGAAGATTCTGGACTGCCATATCATCAGCTCTACAGATTCATGCGAGGAAAGCAAGTATCTGAATCATTCATCAATCAGGTCTGGTCCTATTGTCACAATGTTCTGGGAGCATGAAGCATACAAGATCGCCAAGAAGATCACTAATGGCTCCCCATTACACAAGGACCTTGTCGGCCATATCTACCTATTGCTGTACAACAGGAACATCCCTGAAGATGATCTCCCGAGAACATTTGCCAGATTCGCGTACAATCAGTACAAATGGCCCGGCAGTGACTGGAACAAGCAATTCAACACAATGGCCCACATGGTATCCTTGGACTATGACATCCCCCTGCAAGGTGATGATGATGATCACGAAGAGCAACATCAAAGATACCTGAGAGAATACATGGACAAGGAGTGCAATGATGATCAGGAACTATTCATCAAGGAGGTAACCAGGATGCATCTATATGGGATGACATTCAGAGATATCAAAGCACAGACAGGACTATCTCTCAGAGTAATTCATTCAGCAATCAAACAATTTAAATATGAGCTATATTGCAATCATCCTGATATCAATTGGGCTATCCAGGGCAGTCCAGACTTTTAATCTTCCTGATGTGAAGCCATTGAACTGCCAGAGCTGTCTATCATTCTGGCACTCAGTGATCATCTTTGGACTAATAGAATGGCAGCTGATAGGACTATCATTCATCACTTATTTACTATCTGATCTGATCATGACATGGGAGAGCAAGAGATAAAAAAAGAAGAGCGAATCATGAGCGACAAAGACATGTATTTTGCCATGATCGGAGCTGTATTGATCCAGGAGCTGAGTGCAAGCAGAGAGCTGCGCAGAAAGATATCAGGTACAATGCTTGAAAAGAAACTGAAAAACATATTAAAGAGATGATATCAGAAGACTTAAAACAGCAAGCTATACGCTATCAGAAGAGCAGATCATTTGCTCTCAATCAGATACTCAAGGAGGAACTATCTGTATGGCTCAAGGCATACAAGGGAACAACTCTCAACAAAGGATGTGGCACATGCATACGCAATGCTATGAATGATCTGACATACTGGATGCAGACTGAGAAAGCTCAGGAGATTAGACCAGCGAAGATTCAGTTCATAGGAGTCAAACAGTACAACTACCAATCAATGAGCTACAATGATCTCAAGGCATTGGCTCAGGAGAGAGGCTTGAAGATGGGCCAAGCTCCAAAGAAAGCAGATCTAATCAAAGCACTTGAATCATGATAGTGGCTCCTATTCCGGTACATGGCAGAAGGCCACTACTCAAATACACAATCTCAAGGCTACAGAAAGCAGGAGTACAGGTGATCTGTATGGGCCATGATAGTGATGATCAAGAGATGGTACTATCACTCGGGGCTGAATGGATCAGCATCAGCAATGATCCCCTCGGTGCTAAGTGGAATGCTGGATTCATGGCTGCCCGAAAATACGAACCTACAGGTGTGCTATTCGTAGGATCCTCTGACTGGGTATCTGATAACTACATTGCAGAGGCTGAGCGTATGCTTCCTGAATATGATATGCTCGGCAAGCTCGGATGTCATTTCACAGATCTTGGCCCAAGCAACATCCGCACAGTTAACTGGTTTGGATACGGCAAAGGATCCAGAAGCTATGAACCTATCGGAATCGGTAGAGTGCTATCAACAAGGCTGCTGAATAAACTCAACTGGCAGCCATTTGACAAGAGACTCAACTCTGGCCTTGACTGGTCCATGTGGCTCAAGTCATTGGCATCGGATGCATCCATAGGTATCTTTGAAGATCCTGATCTCAAGCTGCTAAGCATATCAACACATGCCTGGGGAAACAAACATAAATTCACAGATCACTGGACAGGATCACTGAGCAGATCATCAGAGAAGCTCAGCAACAAAGAAGAGGCTGAGCTATTCGAGTCATTCCCTGAGATCTATCTACTACATGAGGAGCTATGAAGCAGGCATGGATATCTGAATCACTCGAAGGACTTGATCAGGATCTGATCCGCAAGTACAACCTGCGTGAGTATACTGATCCAACAGATACGCTCGGAGTCTTTGGCATGTACAGAGAGGAGGACTTTCAGAAGCTCATTGATCACAAAGGTGACTGCATCGTGGTATGGTTTGGATCTGATGCAAAGGATCTGCCAGGTGTGTGGATCGCAGAGCTGAGCAAACATATGCATGTTGCTATCAGCGTACAGGTACAGAATTCACTATCCAAGAAAGGAATCAGAAGCATCTACCTACCAATCAATGCTACCATAGCTGATGAATGGCCATACACAAAGCGAGGTGACAAGATCTATTGGTACTACAATGAAGGCTGTCCGGAGTTCTACGGATCTGAATACATCGCAGAGATTGAGAAGCTCATCAAGATACCAATCATCAAGGCTCAATACGATACATTCACCAAGGAACAGCTCTATGATGTATACTCTCAATGCTTTCTGAATCTCAGACTCACTCCTCATGATGGATGTCCGAACACTAATCTACAGATGGGCCTCATGGGGCGCAAGTCAATATACAATGGCGATCTGCCTCACTCAATAGCATGGACTGATGTAGATGATATATGTGATGCCATCATCAGAGAATACGCGAACAGGCACAATGCTGACAGCGTATCAAAAGACTTTTTTAACTTCGTTAACCTAATACAATCCAAATGAAAGAATGCCCGAGATGTCTCTTTACTGAAGACATAGCCAAGATATCAGAGAAGCAGTGCGAATACTGTGATCTGCATGATGACCTACAAGCCAAAGCAAGACCAGAGGATCTCAATACTGAACTGCAAAAGATCCGCAAGGCAGGAGATGGAAAGAAATACGATTGCATCATGGGGATCTCCGGAGGCCTTGACAGCTCAACACTACTGTACACTGCTGTACGTTATTGGGGACTCAAGCCTCTTGTCATTCACTTTGACAATAACTGGAATGCTCCAGAGGCAATCCACAATATGACTATGCTCATCCGCAAGCTCGATGTGGATGCTATCGTTTACCATGTCAACAAGCAGGAATATGATAAGCTGAACGAATCATTCCTATATGCAGGAGTTCCAGATGCTGACATTCCAAATGATATTGCAATGACCAAGCTGATGTACGATACAGCTCACAAATACAAGATCAAGTACATTCTCAATGGTCATGACTTCCGAACTGAGGGATCAACTCCAAAGGGATGGACCTACATGGATGCCAAGTACATTCAATCGGTGTACTTCGGATACACAGGCAAAGCCCTCAAGAACTATCCTCTATTCACATTCTGGGATCAGATATTCTATGCCATCAAAGGGATCAAGAATATCAGACCTTTCCACTATGGATTCGACAGAGAAACCATGGAGACAGAAATGAAGAAACTCATTCAATGGCAAGACTATGGAGGCAAGCATTGTGAGAATGTTTATACTGAGTTTGTCGGATCATGGCTTCTGCCTACCAAGTTCGGCATTGACAAACGTATCGTTTACCTATCAGCTCAAGTTAGATCAGGGAAGATCACCAAGGCACAGGCCAGAGAATACCTTGCCAACAAATCTGAGTTTGAAGGTGAGAAACTCGGTGATAGCTTTGATAAATTCATGAGCCTGGTGAACATCCGCAAAGGTGACAGAACCAAATATGCTCGATACAATTTCAAGGCATACAGACCACTGATCTGGATCCTTGCAAAGCTCAATGTAGTTCCATATACTTTTTACGTCAAATACTGTAAGTGATGCCAATACCTAAACCAAGACCAGGAGAGAGTGAGAATGAATTCGTGCAGAGATGTATGGGTGTTATTTAAATAATATAATATAATATAATATAATATAATATATATATTAAAAGTGGAACAGAAAAACATAATACTGAATGGCCTATTCTGAAGAGTTCATATTGCACCTTGATGAATTAGCACACATCTATATTGATGAGTGCCTAAACCATAAGAAGGAGATGATATCCAATAAAGGGGATATTGTCATGGTATCTGATCGACACATTCCAACCATTGATTATTTTCTAAGGATATGGATCCCAATTGTGAGGAAAGAAAAGACCATTGTCAGGGATACATACTACAGATGGCTTGATTCTGATGATCAACTCAAATCGGACACTATCAAAAAGATAGACAACCTTTTCAAGGGCTTAGCTATTGATATTGTGGGCAATGAAGGGAAGGGAATTTTCTATGCCAAGAACAGACTCGGCATGCATGATCGCCAGCATCTGGAACAAAAGAATGTTGATAAGTTTGATTTCGAGGAATAACTCGTATCTTCAGCACAGTTTATTTCATAAGTAGACAGATAGGTATCCGGGTGGCGCAGCGCACTGCGCTATATTTTACATGGCTACAATCAAAGGATACAAACCACATGACAACCAGCGAATGATTCACAACGCTATCAATTCAGGGGCGCAGAAATACTATGCTCTGAATATTGGTAGGCAGTTTGGAAAGACATTGCTCGGGATCAATCAGCTTCTGTATTGGGCTATAAATGATCCAGGGTGCAAGATCGCATGGGTGACTCCTGTCTACAAGCAAGGAAAGAAAGTATTTGCAGATCTGGAGAGGGCGGTCCGCAGCTCTGGGCTATTTGAATTCAACAAGTCTGATCTGATCGTGAGTGGGTTTGGATCCAGTATTGAGTTCTTCTCAGGTGAGAGACCTGATAACATCCGAGGCAATACATTCAATTACATGATCGTGGATGAGATGGCATTTACCAGGCCCGAGCTTTGGGATGAGGTCCTGTCAGCTACTGTCATGGTCAAAGGAAAGAAGGTGATCTTCATATCAACTCCCAAGGGAAGGAATCATTTTCACCGAATCTGTATGCAGCCCAACTATGATGAGAGGTATGCGTACTTTCATTTCACATCATTTGACAATCCCATGATAGATCCGCAGGAACTCAATGAGAGAAAGCGGTCACTCCCTGATCACATCTTCAGGCAGGAATACATGGCCGAGTTCATCGACAATGCTTCAGGGCTATTCAAGGATATTAGATCCTGCGTGGGTACCTGGTCAGCTCAAGGCAAGAACTATGCAGGCCTTGACATCGGTAGGGCAGATGACTACACTGTGCTGACTATTCTGAATGAAGCAGGACAGATGATCTATGTAGGCCGATGGAGGCATGATGAATGGACCAAGATCATTGACAAGGTAGAGGCACAGATACGCAAGTACAATGCAGTGACTCTGATCGAGGTCAATAATCAGGGTGACATCTTCCACGAGATGCTGTCATCTCGGATGCGTAACCTGATCAATCCATTTACTACCACATCCAAAACAAAGCCGGTGATCATTGAGGATCTTGCCCTGGCATTTGAGCAGCATGATATCAAGATCATGGAGGAAGGATGGCTCATTGATGAGCTTGAGAATTTCACGTATATTTACAATCCGAATACGAGATCAGTACAATACTCTGCACCTATCGGGATGCATGATGATGGAGTGATCTCACTGGCACTGGCATGGCATTGCAGAAAGCACTACAGCAAGCGAGGTCAATACAAGATACTAAGAGCATGAAACAGATACAAGCATCCTATCCAAAGAGCATCAGAGAATGCACTCCAGATCAGTTAACGAAATGGCTGATGTTGGCACCGATCATCCAGGACACAAATAAGACATTGAGCAACATGCTTGATTTTCATTGTCAGCTCATCAGCATCTTCACAGGGCTATCCATGAATCAGGTCCGCAAGGTACATGTGGATGACATCCTTAACCTGGCAACAGAACTGCTCAAGATGTTGGCTGAGTTTAAAACTGAGGAGCCATCAGGATCAGTGAGTATTGATGGGAAGACCTATACCTTTGAAAAAAACTTTGAATACATCACTACCGGTCAGATCATTGACATGAAGCTGATCGAGGATGTATCTCAGTCACCTGCTGAAGCACTCGCTATTTGCTATGTTGAGGAAGGTATGGAATATTGCCAGGAAGATCCGCGAGGCAAGGTGTTGAATCCTAACAAGAAGAGGGAGGATATCTTCAAGGCCAAGTTCCCAGGTGATGAGTTTCTGAATTTCTTCGCTTTTTTTTTGCGCGAATCCGAGAAGCGGAAGCTCGCTATCATGGGGATTCAATCAGCGAGGATGACAGTGATGAATCAGAATCTTCTGAAGCAACTATCAGAGATTCCGAATGGTTTGCCTGGACCAAGAACATCACGTACCTGGCTAAAGAAATTGGTAAAGATGTGGACACTATCACGCGCCAGCCGTATGTGAAGACGTTATTCTGGCTGAATTTCTACAAGATAAAAACGGAACAAGATTACATCATATATAAGAATGGCAGAGTTTGATTTCTTAGAAGGATTGGGATTCTCACAGACTGATCTTGCTCAGCCTGAGTCAGCGTATGATAAGTTCATTCTGGCACTTGGTAACTCAGTCACAGAGTCATTCAGAGATTACATCCGGGACAATGTAAACAACACAGGAGCATTGGCTCAATCTGTAGTGTACTTTCCAACAGGTGAGATGAGCTTCGAGATCCAAGCGGATCAATACTACAAGTTCCAGGATGAGGGTGTGAATCCTGTAGGGCAAAGTAAGTTCCCGACAAACTATCAATTCAAGCTGCCATTTGTAACCAAGGCCCATGCGATGGCCATCAGAGAATGGAAGGGATATGATATGAGTCATGCCTATGCATCGGCAGCAGCTACTAAGTTTAAATATGGATTGAAGCCTCGCAATATCACAGCTAATGTCATGACTGATGAGGTGCTGAATAAGATAGCATCTGATCTGGCAGAGGTGACAGGACTGATCTTTGAGGTGGCATTCACAAAAAATACTGAAAAATGGCAATAACTATACTGCAACAGCCTACACCATATTGGCCAATATGCAATGATGTTGAGTGGACTTTCTCATCAACAAATACAGGGCAGGACAATTTCTCGTTTATCATTGAGCTATACCTTAATGGATTCATTCATTCAACGCATGAGATATATCCTGAAAACGGAAGCACTGGTAAATTTGGAATTAGCACTATAGGAAGAGCTGTATCTATAAGCAATGTGCCAGAGCAAAGTGTTTTATCAGCTGAATTAAATGTAGACAATACATGGAGCTTGCTTGTATATGAGAAATACGGCACTCCTCCGGTGACTGATCTTGGATCTTCAACAGCAACAAGTTCATTTAATTTCTTAAATGCATCATTAAGGTACAATGAGATATATCCTACATGGACTCCAGAGGTATATGATATTGAGAATGTAAGAGGTGAGTATTTCTTGACTGAATATCCAAGAAATAGAAAAGAGTTGATTGCCTATAATGAATCAAAATTTTTATCAATCATTAACAGTGCTGGAAACAATTGTACTGTGGAGATTAAATTGTACGATATTACAAATACGCTAATCACATCTACAACATATGCTGCAAATGGATTGGTGACTCCAATGCTCAGTGTCGGTCCAAGCAGATTGGTAGCATCAACCCCTTTAAATGCTGGAGATTTTACCAATTGTTATTATTATACTGTTAGAATATATCAAACTGCTGCAACTTCTAAAACATCAGAGGCATACAAATTATATTATGATCAAGAGTGTACCAGATATACTCCACAAAGATTATTGTTTTTGAATAGATTTGGAGCATGGGATAGTTTTACATTTAAGCTGTTATCAGAAGAAAGCACAGAAACACAATCCAATAACTACTCAAGATCTACTGGCACATGGTCGGCAGGAGTATATAGTCATCAATTAAGCACAGGTCAAAAAATGACAATGAGTAAATTTATGACAGATAGATTGATAGTTAATACGGAGTGGATACATGAAGATGTTCAAAATTGGCTTGTTCGTGAACTATACGAATCAGCAAGAGTTTACTTAAACGTAGATTATAATATAATTTATATTGAGCCTGTGAATGTGACAAATGCGAACTATATTCTGAAGCAAAGAAGGAAATCAGGGCTTATTCAAGAGCTTGTTCAAATAGATAGGACCTATACTAAAATCTCTCAGCTGGGCTAATGGAACTGTATATTAATAATTTCAAGGTTGACATCAATGAGAGACTGCCTTTTCCATTGACTTATAATATCAGTGATGTTAAGAATTTAGCTTCCAGAAAGGGAAATAATTCAAAGACAATAACATTACCTGGTACAAAAGGCAATTTGTTTTTATTGTTCAATGCATTTAGCCTAAGTGTTACACCATCAGCTGTAGGTAATACAAACTCTTTTGATTTTGATCCTACAGTAAAAGTTTCCGCTCGATATTATGAGAATGGATTGCTGTTGTTCAATGGATATTGTCAACTTAGTGACTGTGAATATCTGAATGGTGACTGGTCCTTTAATGTTATTTTATTCAGTGATCAAATTGATTATATATCCAAGCTGACTCAAATTAAAATAAGCGAGCTTGATTGGTCCGCATATGATCATGATTGTACCAGGGCAAATCAGATTGATTCATGGGCAGGAACTATACAGGTCAACTCTGTATCAACTCCCAATAAGACTGGCGCTAATTGGGATGGATTCGGGTATTACTATGGACTGATTGACTATGGATTCAGCAGGGTGTCACCGGATACGTTTAATGTAGAGCATATAGCTCCACAAGTATTCTGCTATGAAATACTTCAGAAATCATTTGAGGCTATTGGTATCACATGGAGTAGTGCATTTTTAGAATCACAGATTTTCAAGCGTTTGCTAATGGCATATGAAGGTGGAGAACTGCCATCTGTTGATGCCTCAACTGCTGCTGATCATACAGCTATTAATGATGAAATAAATAAAGCATCAGGATATATCATTGAAATGAATCCTGTTGTAAATAGCTTTACATCTATAGGCGGTGGATTGAGACTTGGAATTTATACTGATTTAGTTTTACAGCAGCCTGTATGGATTAATACAATTACAGATCCATCCTCTCAAATCACATCAGAGGAGCCGTTTAAATTTCAAGCAGATTTTACTGGATTGTATACTTTGGAGTATAGTGGTGATCATGATTTGACATTCGATTTTAACATTGCAGGAGCCACTATTACAGATGCAGATTTACGATTTAACATAAGTATATTGATATTTAGAAATGGTGTATTCCAATCAGGTGATATAGTTTATAATGCAAATCTGGACAATGGAACTGGAGACGTTACGGCAACTATATCATTTAACTATTCAAAGAATCTTAATCTACAGATTAATGATGAAATCACAATACTATATCGAACTCAAATAATTGACAGTAGTATAGTAGTAAATGGTCTGCCTACTTTATTTTCAACGAATGTAAATATCAACAATATCAATGCTCAAATAAATGTTGTAAAACAACAACAAGAATTTTTACCTAACACAACTGTGCAGCTGAATCAGTTCCTGCCCGATATGGACTGTGCTACATTTCTGAAGGGAATTACTACAGCATTCAATCTGTACATGAAGCCATCCACAGATGATCCAACTGTTTTGGAGATTGAGCCATTGAATGATTTCTATAGCAGCACAGCTGATGCATTAAACTGGAGTGATAAAGTTGATTATAGCAGATCATTAAAAGTAACTCCGACAATAAACTTTTCATCGAGATATTATAATTTTAAATTTGCTGAGGATTCAGATTATTACAATCAAGCATATCTGAGAGATACGTCAGATCAATATGGATCTTTGATTCTTGATACGCAAACTCAATTTTCAAAGGATTCAACAGAATTCACTCTGCCATTTGCGCAAAAGCTGCTTGTCAACATCCCATTTGATGATGTGACGTTCACAAATATTGTGATCCCTCGATCATTCCAGGTGAGATTCAATGAGGATGGATCCTCAGAGGTGAATGTAGCTAAGGGCAAGCCGTTCCTGGTACAGCTCGGGCCAATGACATCAGCTGCATGGAACCACATTGATGAGGCAGGAGTGAGTCATGCTGAGACTGACTATCCGTATGTTGGCCATCTCAACAGCTTGACATCACCAACATTTGATTTCAATTTCGGGGTACCTGATTACATCTACTACGATGGGGCAGCATATACCACAGAGAATCTGTATTTCTATCATGAGCAATTCATGAAGGAGATCATCTCTCGATTTGGCAAGCAGATGAACTGCTATATTAAGATCACTCCTGACATGGTCAATCTCCTGGACTTCAAGAAACTTATCAACATTGATGGGGTAGTATACAGGCTTCAGAAGGTTGAGAACTATGATTCAGGAAAGGATGAGACTACAGCAGTGGAACTAATTCGCATAATAAAGAGTGAGGGACTCGCAGCATTCACCACTATCCCTCCATTCGTTCCATCACTTGGGGCCACATGGAGAGTCACAGAGGCAGGAGGCATTGCGAACAACAGGATCACAGAAGATGGAACACAAATAAGAAGAACAGAATAATATGGCACAATGGGAAGAGATCCTGGTAGCAAGCCAGGGAACAATCGTAGTAAACGATACAAATGAGAAAACAATAGCATTTGATGCGATCTTTGTACTTGAGGATACAGTATTCAACAGCATCAAGATTGCTGGAGTGGATAAAAAGTCTGAGATCATAACAACTCCTGGAACTGCGGTAAAAGCAGGAGCAATGCTCAGAGCAAGCGGAGCGCGTAAGTTCTCTGCTGTAGATTTGACATCAGGATCGGTAGTATTAATTCTCTGATCATGTACGGATATTTCATGAGTATGGTGAACTATTCTGTGCAAACTGCGGTGAATGCAGCGAAGAGCTTATTCAATCGCATCACAGAGGATGGCACCAATAGAATAACAGAAGACAATCAACAACGAATAACAGAATAAGATGGCACAGAAGATAAGTGGATTGACAGCAATGTCAGCGACAAGAATGGCAACAACGGATCTCCTCGAGGTATCAGTAGATTCAGGAGGTGGCTCATTCGTTTCAAGAAAGATGACAGGATCACAGCTCGCAAGAACTATTCCTGTGGAGATTGTGGTAGCTGCTTCTGATGAATCCACAGCACTTACTACGGGAACTGCAAAGGTGACATTCAGAATGCCTCACGCCATGACATTGACATCTGTGCGTGCATCCTTATCAACTGCTCAGGCATCAGGTAGTATCTTCACTGTTGATATCAATGAAACAGGCACATCTGTACTGAGTACAAAGCTGACAATCGATAACACAGAGAAGACATCCACAACAGCTGCAACTGCACCGGTAATATCTGATAGTACATTAGCTGATGATAGTGAGATCACAGTGGATATTGACCAGATCGGCAATGGATCTGCAAAAGGTTTGAAAGTTACATTGATAGGTTACAGAGCGTAAGTTATGGGAATGATCATCAATCCATATTTAGTGCAGCCATCAGGCCCAAGCTACGGCACACTAACAACTGCGTGGATAGCTGCTACGGGAGAAACTGATTTGACTATCATCGGTGCATTGAATACACTTGAGAGTGATCTAACTACCTATGGACTGACTTCTAAAATGAAGGCTTTGTATCCGTTTGTGGGTGGGACAAGTACCAAGCATTCATATAATTTTATCAATACTTCTCTTTATCAAATAACTTGGAATGGAGGATGGACTCACTCAAGTACGGGAGCATTACCAAATGGAACTAATGCCTACGGTAATACTGGTTTTAAACAAGTATCTAATTTTACAAGTACATCTACTGCATCAATAGGTACTTATTTACGTACTGATTCTTCTGTTCAGGGTGCAGATATGGGTGCTGGAAATACAAATAACGCATCTGATGGAATACTGATCTATAGTTCTTTTGTTGGTACTACATATTATGCGTGTGCATTGGGTTCATCTTTAATTGGTAGCGGAGACAGCAATTCTGATTCAAGAGGTTTTTATACTGTAGTAAGAGATAGCGGTGTTCAACGACAACATAAAAGAGG